CCAGCGGTGACAGGGCCTGCGGACTGCTTAGCCCCTTCCTTGCCCAGGAACGCGCCGACGTCCGCCCCCACCTGGGTGAGCGTTCCTAGCGCCTTCTGCCAGCGGTCAGAGCGTATCTTCGCGAGCTGCTGCTCCGCGATGCGCCGCTCCTGCGCCGAGGCCACTAGCTGCCGACCGTAGATGTCCTGCAGGATGTTCCTAGAAACGTTCTGAGCGTTGCGCATGGCCAGCGCTGGGCTGATGTCGCGTCGTCCCAACGACGCGCCCATCATGCCCTGCATGGCGCGTCCCGCTGCCAGCGCTCCTTCCTTGCGTGCAACGGTGTCTCCATCGGCAGAAGCGCGCAGCATGTTCTCCCAGTCGCGCTGCATGTACTGGTCGACGAATGGCTGGGCCAGTCCTGCGACGAGGCCAGTACCACCTACGATCGCCGCTCCCAGCATTCGACTGTTGAGCCCGCCGCTGGGGTCTTCCTCCACCGTGGTCGTCTGCTCGATAATATCGGTAGAGTCGGGGTGCTCAATGATCTCTTCTTCACCCTCTGCCCAGTCCTGCGCTCCCTGTCGACGCATGACCATTTCCTCGAACGAGTAGGTCTGAGGGCGCTCGCCACTGACACCTCCAGCCACCGCACCACCGCCCATCATTTGAGCGGCATCGGGAACGCGAACATACTCTCCGTCTACCTCCATGAAGCGATCCGTGGCTTCGATGTCGCCTACAGGGTTGGGCTCAAACTGGCGAGCGTCGTCGAAGGCATAGTCCAGGGGAGCGTCGAGCGCTTCTCCCACGCGTGGGTTGACGCGAGGATCGCCAAACTCATCGACCGCCGTAGACTCTTGGTCATATTCGTCCAGCAGCGTGAGCTGCTCTAAATCTGCGTCTTCCAATTCGGCGGCGTCTACCGCTGAAAGAACGTCGGCGTCATATGCGTTGGCTTCGACTTCGTCGATCACCTGCAGCATCCGGCGGCCAGCGGGGTTGCTTCCCGACCCCTCAACGAAGTTTCGTAGAGCTGACCGGATCTCTTTCTGGGATGGCTCCGCATCCTCGTCAATTTGAAGGGCGCGCAATACCATTTCCGGCTTCTTGCGATAATCCGACAACATGGTTCGGAGCATGCGGTGAATCTGCGCCGAGTGACGACCGTCGCCAAGGTCGTAGACATCGCCGGCAAACTCTTCCAGCGCCTGGAAAATAGGATCGTTACCAGCCATCAGCTATTCCCTCCCTGGAGGCCGCCCAGAATGATTCCCAGTCCCGCGCCGCCAATGGCACCCGCCGCAGTACCAATGCCCGGAACAACGCTCCCTAGTTTTGCCCCAATAAGGGAGTATTGAGCACCCTGAGACGCCGCTCCTAGAGCCGCTCCGCCCCAGTCAAAGTCGTCGTCCTCTTCCTGGATGGGCTTCGACTGCTGCCTAGGCTGCGCCTGCTGCTTGGGCGCAGGCACAGCATCGATGCCTGTGCCCAAGAAGGGCATCGGGTTAGCCCCAAAGCTGGTGATCGCCGTGGAAGCTCCACCGACGCTACCAGCCCAGGCAGCAGCGAGCTGGTTTGCAGCGCTCTGGCGCTGGGACTCAGCCTGTTGCACGTATTGAATCTCGGCGGGTGTAGGTCCTAGCTGGAGCATCACGTGTTGTCCCTTGGTGTGGTGGGTACCTTGTCGAGCCCCACCTTGATTCCGACGAGCACTGTAAGCATATCAAGTCGCCACCCGGTGAACGGCTCGTCCGGTGGTATGCCTGGCGGAGCATACTCGCTGAAGCGCACCGACAGCGCCTCGGACTTCTGCTTGCGAGGCCGCAGGCGCAGCTTGATGTTCGCTCCTCCAGCCTCCGCTGGCTGGTTGAAGAAGTACGTCTCCGCTGGTGTCTCGTCGTAGTCGTAGAGCAGCTCGACCTTGAGCCCGCTCTGGCTGTAGCCAGCGGCGGTCAGGGGTCGCTCCCCTGTGATCTGAAGCTCCCACGTCCGGCCGTAGCCCTGGACCTTCGCCATGGGAAGCCAGCCGGTGGTAAGCGACATGACGCCCTGGCTGCCGTCGATGGTCGCGGGCTCTTCGTCGAAGCGGGCTCGAAACGTTCCGCTCTGGGTGATCCAGAACGGCCTACCATCCCGCTCAGTCACGCTCAGAGCTTCAGGCATGACAAATGTCGACCACTGCCCCCGCAGCGTGTTGAAAACCCATGTCTGATAGCCGGTGGTGTCTTCCTCGATCCGGTCGGTGAAGAAGAGCACCTCGCTGCGGAGCGCATCGCTGGCTGTGCCTTTGAGGCGCAGGCCAGCAATGTCCGTGGTGTCCTCGTAAGGAAGGCCCACGAAGCTCACCGTGAGCTTGCGGTCGATAAGGTAGAAGCCCCGCTCGCTAAGGAAGATGCAGCCGAAGTCCCCCGTGACGATGCTGCGCGGGTCCGTACACCCGATGTCAGTAGACAGGTAGGCGGGCTCTGCAAAGCCCGCCCCCTGTCCTGTGTCGGACGGACCCGAACCGTAGGTGTAGTGAATGGCTGTGGAGGAAAAAAGAAGGATGCGCCCATCAGGAAGCGCAGCGACCGCCGTCAGCGGGTCAGCGGTGCCCGGCACTCGCACGGTCAGGTTCTGGTTCCACTCGGGCGCGTAACCCCTGCGCAGCAGCTTGGTGTACTGAGCCTTGCGCGGGTCCACCGATGAGATGCTCCACAACCGATTCGAGGCTGCCGCTACCGACCTCGAGGGGTCAGGGGCATCTGCGGCCAGCTCACCACTCCACGTGTAAAGCGCCCCTCCGCTACCTGCGCCCCAGAGCGTTCGATAGTCAAACGGCCGCTCCACGTACACATCGGACGACAGAAAGCGCTGCGCCGAAGAAGAAGAAGGACCGGAGATGATCCATTGTTCGTGAGAAACAAACGGCAGCTCGGGTAACGCGACGGCGTTGGGTGTGTCCCCGTCCGAAGCTCGTCCTAAACAAAGCTCAACGCTCGACGTTTCGCTCAAAGGAATGCCCGATAGCTGCCAGGGTATTCCGTAAAGATAAGCGATGAACCCGTCCACGTTGGTCGCCGCCTGCAAATTGTAAGCAGGAGACAAAGAGGTGACGTGAGGCACGGTCCGATGCTCACCTCCGTTCTCGTCAAAGGACGTCAAGTACGAGCCCACCGTCAGTTGGGTCACTTCTTCGCTCGGGGTGCTCCCCACGGCCGCCAGCGAAATAGGGGGAATGGGCACAGCGGTTCCACGCGGAACCTCTCCGCTATCTGTACCCTCGCGGACCCCTACCCAGTTATCGGTTACCGCCTGCAGGCCCGTCCCTGCCAGCATCCCTTGAGGACCACCCACCACCATGGGAGCCGCGCCAGCGACAGTCACGTAGGCGTTTTGACTCACCATCAACGCGCCCAAACGTGGACCGGGCGATTGGATCTGAACTTCGTAGGGGGCAGAACGAGAGCTACTGGCCACCGGCTTCAGAGTCCGTAGCTCTTCGGGGATAGACGCGGAACCGTAGTCTTGCTCAGGACTGTATCGCTGGAAAGAAGTCCACCGAACGACCCCATCGTCGTCTACCCGCAGATTCACCCTCAGTTGGTAAGGGTTGTTTTGATAGCTCCCTAACGACTGCCCAAAAGGAAGGATCTGGGCAATGGCAACGGCGCTCACATAGGCCGAAAAGTCGGGGTATACCTGTCCACGCCGTGTGATGGGAGGCTGCCGAAAACGGCCCACGTCCACGCCTCCCCCATCCTGAATGGGAACGGGCAAAGAGCGACGGGTAGCCAAAAACGACGTGGCCGACAGGAGGTCGCCCACGGTCTGCGCGCCGATCTCCTGCATGCCCGTCCGGTTGTCTCCCGCCGCCGAACCGTAGAGCACTACAGCGTGCCCCACGTTGTTAATGTAGGCCCCTTGAGAACCAATCGCGGCCCCCGGAATCGCGCTCGATGCGTCGGGAATAAAGTCTAGATCGGTATCGATAAGAGTGTGTACGACGCTGGCGCTGTAGGTCTGGGGGCCATTGTGGAAGACGTAAGGATGAACCCCTTCCAGTGGCGAAGAGGGATCTTGATCCTCGGGAGAAAGATCATAAGGGACGTTGTCCCAATTGCTGATCGTTTGAACGCCTAACCACCGCCTGCCGTTGTCGTCAGGCTGCGTAAGAAATGAGCCCGCCCAGGCACCCCGTGCCATTTGCGTTGTCTCTCTTCCTAAAGAACCCGGCGTGCCCCCCGTACAGTGACGGGCAAAACTGTCATAGTGGAACTCGGCAAAGGGAGGGCGCTCCGCTCCGTAGTCGGGAGAGGTCACTTCCGGCGCTGCGGTGACGCGGCCGATCTTCAAGCGGGTCAAGTACCCTTCCTCCCAGAACGGGTCCTTCCAGACGATAGACGCGTAGTCTAGGTTGTAAGGAATCGACGCAACGCGAGTGCTCGAAAACACCAGCAGCAGTCGGCCTTCAGCGTCGGAGGTCTGGTGAAGGCCAGCGGGCCAGTCTCGTTGACCTTCACCAGCGGGAGCGCCAGTCCAATCCGGTACGGGGTTTAGCCATTCAACGCCCGTGTTGGTCGTGGGAAGCGGGGGAGGGACGACCCACGAGGGGTCGTTGAGATACAGCTCGCGTACAAACTCAATCCGCGAGCCCGCTGGCTGATCGGGACGTATCCACCACTGGATAATGCGAATCGTGTTGATATCAGGGCGCGAATTGCCGGGAGCAGGCCAAGGTTCAGCGGGAAAGTTTCCGTTGTTTGGGTAGAACTGGTTGTAGTCAACATGCAGGGTGTAGATGAAATTCAGCCCCGGTCCTCCCACATGCACCATGTCCAGAGGTGGTCCAGGAAGCATCAGATCAGCGTTGGGGTTGGTGGCAGGATCGGGCACCGACGGACGAATAGTCGCGGCGTCTCCACGGACGGACTCAAGAATGTTCCCGTCCACGTCGTGCAAGGAAAGGACCATCCCTGGACCTTGCCGTTGAGCATCCGCTACCGATGTGACAACCGGAGGACCATAGGGCGGGGGGTACCCTAGCGGCGTAGGAAAGCTGACGTTCCGATCCATGATGTCCCGCACTTCCGTGGGGAAACCTCCAGAGGAAGGAGGTGCGGTGAAATTGGAAAAAGTGGAGAGGCGTGCGCCGTAAGGGCTATCGGCCCACACCGGGTCGCCATCGGGATCTTCTATGGCGCGTTGAGGCGTAGAAAGACCGGCGCAGCTCACAAAGAAGTAAGTGCCGTCCGAGGGGTCTACGGGCGTCTCCGTGATCGCACGCACTCGTGGGAAACACGGGTTACCCTCCGCACAGCGGCTGGCACCCGGTTCCCCGTTGGGGTTCTCGATCACGGCAGGTGGAGGGTATTCGCGCTCGGGGCCCACCTGGCGATCAGCGTCAAAGACTGCGTATTGCACCCCCGACGTTTGCAGATAGCTCCACCATCCACCTACTCCCGGATTGATCGCGTCGTAAGCAATAGACGGCGCACCCGTCCCACCAGCCCAGCCTTGACCAGTGGGACCGATTCGCTCTTCGACTTGGTAGCTACCTTGAGAGTCGGCGTTCCACATGCACAGAGTCCGAGGAACACCGTCGATAATATGTGTGGCGCTGTCGCCGTGGTCCTTGGCAGCGTTCGCCTCCGTAGGCTCAAAGGCAGTCGCTTCCCAGCCGGTGAACGGAGCCGGGTTAGATTCCGAGGGGTCGCTCTGGTCCTCGTCGGGGTAGACGCGCACAGTCGTCGTAGCCACGGTCACCAGCGCATCGTCTGTATGCGAAGCACCCTGCGTGGTCGGGTCCACCGCACCGGGCGTCAGAATCTGGTCACGCTTCGTGTACGCACCACCCTTGAGCGAGGCGCAGTCCTTCGCCTCACGGATGCGCGGTGGCTGCACCAGCTCCTTGACGTTTCCTTCTTCGACAGCGCCGCCCAGCGACACCTCGAGGGGCTGTTTAGAAAGAGGCATTAATAGACCCAGAACTCCGCGTCCACGGAGCCGGTTCCACCCGGAGTACCCCACTGAACGCATATGTATTTGCTCTTGTCGTAGCGCTGACCGCTGGGACAGAAGAAGCTCTCTCCCGCGTTTTTCATCGCGACGTTCCAACCTCTGTAGGAGCGACCGAGCTTGTGCGGGACCAGCGTCGGGGTGCCCTCTGGAACCGACCTACGCTGCGTCTGGTATCCGTTGCTGGCCTGGGGAGCACCGTTGCGACTGGCCGGTCCAAGGACGCCCTGTTCGAGGGCGTCCAGACCGTCCTGCGTACTGTTCTGCGTGCGGTCCCCTACAGCTCCCTGCAGCCGGTTGTACCGTGCCATGTCACCACCCCCATCCCCAGCCGCCGTCGCTGTAGCTGGGCCAGTACCAGGGGTAGTTGGGTGCCTGGAAGCTGGTCAGCACCTCCTGCACGGTGTCGGGGAACTCGGCGTCACGGTCGGGAGCCATGGCCACGATGCGCGCAGCAATCTGCGCCTTGCTCGCGAGCAGGTTCGCCGTCTCGGACTCTTCCTTGTCGCGGATCTTGGCGGCCACGTCCACGATCATGTACTCGTCCCAGTGAGCGTATCCAGGGACCGCCTGATCAAGCGGCGTAATGGGATTCTCCTCCTCCGGTTCAAACCACCAGAACTTGGGAGGGAGAGGGGTATACCAGACGGTGGGCTTCGTCCCTTCGAGGTTCGGTGGGGTCGGAGTGAAGTGCAGGGTCTGGAAAGTGAAGCCCGCCTCCGCGACGAGTCCCGGCGTGGTCAGAGCGTCACGACTGCGGCCCTTGGGCGCGTTGTAGCCGTCCACGGCAAGGAAGGGTAGCGTGCCCGGATAGTCCGAGTAGTTCAGTGTGAAGCCGCCTACGCGGTAGCTGATGCGGATGCCCTTCTGCCAGGTGCCATTCCACGCGGCCTGGTGGTTGCGCTTGGTGAAGTTGAACGGTCGGCAGTTCCACGGGACGCCATCGCCGAAGTCGATGTCCACACCCTTGATCATGTAGAAGTCCCTCGGAAGAAGGACGAAGGGCTCTTGAACGGGAGGGTTGACGTTGCCAGCGTCGGGAAACTGCGCAGCCCAGTCACGAATGACCGCACCCTCTGGAATCACCCACGACCGCAAGAAGAACTCTTGGGCTGAGTTCTGAACGATCATGTCGTACAGCTCGCCCAGGGACTCGTTGCAGTACGCCGTGATCTCCCTGTCGGTCACGAACTCCGAATCCAGCATGTCACTCCGCTCACGGATGCGCTGGATCAGATCCGCCAGGGAGACTTGGTTGTACATGTCAGATCAGTATCCCATGTTCCCGTGCCGACCGCCCTTCTTGCCTGCGGCTCCTGCGCTTTCACGCACACGAGCGCCAAGGCTTTGGTGGTGACGGTCGGTCAGTCCCTTGTGAGTGCGGTCGCGGTGGTGGACCATACGGCCATGGCTGCGGCGCTCGTCCCCCCGGTGCCACTTGTCGATGAGAGCGCGCTCGGCCATCCCCACGGCCTCGCCCCTGCGGCCCTTGTGCTGGCTCCAGCGGGCCTTCATTCCCCTCTTCATGTCGCTCTTCGCGGCTCCCACCGCCATTGCGCGCCTGCCCTTGCGTCCTACTCCCATTAGCGGCCTCCCTTTTTGAGCTGCGGATACTTCTTGTACACAGCGTTCTTGATCCCTTGAGGATTAGGAGCGTTGTGCGCCAGTTTGAGCGCCGACTTGGCGCGTGCCAGGGTGTTGATCGGGAAGGAGCCCTTCGGGGCTCCTCCCTTGGTCCCAGCGAAGCTCTTCTTGGCGACGGTCTTGTATTTACCGACATTGGAGCCTCCAGGCTTGCGACGTGCAGACGCCACCTTCTTGGCTGACTCCTTCATGCCCTTGCCGATGCGCACGGCCTTCTTGCGTCGAGCTGCCATCAAAGAATCCTTGGCGGGGGTTCACTGGGTGAGGGTTCCGGCTCTGGCAAAGCAGACGGTGGAAGCTGCGGGCCAAAGCTGAACTCAAGGGTGCCGGTCTGGTCCACGATCAGGTCGATGACCAGCGCGCAGTCGTCGGGCAGCACCGCGTTGTCTTCGATGTTCACGTCGCGAATCTGAACGTCGATGACGCTGCCGTCCCCTGGGATGACAGCCGCCGCTTGCAGACTCGCGAACGCAGCCCCATCGGGAGCCAGGATGCGTGCCGCGACGTAGCGCACCGCAGTGAACCCAGACACGTCAGGCTTCACCGTCCAACGGCCTAGAGCCCCTTCGATAAAGAGCATCGGACCCAGCACGGTGTCCACACCGTCTGCTCGCGTGAGGCGAGCGACGGTGCGCACCTGACCTCGACCGAACCCCCATACTTGATCGCCAGTAGATTGCAGCATCAGGACCCCTGCGAGTACACGGTTGGAATGTCGGTCTGGCGCAGCCAGAGCGTCAGCAGCGCAGTGTCACCTGCGTTCAGGAAGGGGCTCCCTGCGCCTCCCCAGTTCTTTCTACGCAGGTACATGGTGGCCGTAGCCTGGTCCCACTCGCAGGCGATGTAGCCTCGAAAACCACCAGGCGTCACGTCCTGCAGCGCGATGTCGTAACCCTCGAGGACCACCTCTCCACGGCCCACGACCTGACAGCTCCAGTCCTCTGGAAAGGCGTTGGGAGCGGGGTTCCAGACCTGTACCTCGACGTTGCAGGGAGGGGCAGTCACCTCGAAGGTGATGTTCCCGTCCGCGTCCACGACAGACTCGAACTTGGCCTTCCACTCCAGACGGTCACCGCCCAGAGCCTGAATGTCCATCTTGTTGTCGATGATCGGCATCAGGGAGTCTCCACAATGGTCTGGTTGGCGACACACCTACCGCTCTGCAGAAGGTGGATGCAGAAGTACACCTTGTCGTACTCGCCGTCGTCCTCGTCGTACTGGAGCTGGACGGTGCTGCCGCCTTCGCGGCGAAGCTCGATGTGGATCACCCGGTCGGCGTTGTTGTAGTCCCACTTCGCCCAGAGGATGTCGGTGTTCGTCAGGTCGCTGTCCAGCGGACTGTAAGCCATGCAGGCACCGACCACCTCGACCTCTCCCACCCCCGGCAGCGTCAGCTCGTAGAAAACGTTACCACCGCCGTCCACCTCCTCGGAGATGCGACACTGGCGGGGCGTGACCATCATCCCGTCCTCGCCGGTAGGGCTGTCTGGAGCTTCAGGGTTGCGCGAGAACCAGCCCGACAGAACCACGTCGCCGGGTCCTTGGGTCGTGTACCAGTCGCGTGTCCTTACGATGGGCATCAGGTCTTCTCCGTGGTGGTCTTCTTGACGGGCGTCCGACGAAGGATCACTCGCGGGTCCTGCTCCAGACGAGCGCCACCGGGAGCCGCCAAGAACGGAACGCTGCAGTACATCCCTCCATCCGTCCCGTCAGGCGCGCTGCTGTTCTTCTGGATCACCATGACGTTGATGGCCGTAGCGACCTCGCCGACGAACCAAGGCAACGGTCGAGGGACAGAACTCAGACCAGGCCCGTCCTCGCTGGGAGCGAGGGCCTCGATGTCGACGACAGCTTGGTACTGCTGCGTCCACTTGAGCTGGTCACCGGGAAGCGGGTCCTCCCAGGGCTGAAGACCACCAGCGCGCTCACCGTTCTTGTTGATGTACTGGTAGGTCAGCGAGCGAAGGTTCGCCCGCACAGTGGCTCGCGTGAAGCAATTGAGAGAGTTGACCCAGATAAACTCGTTGCTGAATGTGGCTACCGACTCGTCAAGGATCGGCGTGACATTCAGATCTCTCTGGATGCCCCATACCTGCCCCCCAGCCTCATAGCGGGTCACAGACTCGCTGCCGAACGCCTGCGGGAGCTTCAGCGTTGCCTCGTCTGTCGTCGGAGCGGCAAGGGGGTTAATCTGAGGGAGATACCTCGTGGGCGTGGCTACGCACCAACAACTACGGCGCAGCGCGTTCGTCACGCTTACCTGTTCATTGGTAGACCAGCCCTGAACAACACCCTCCTCGAAGAACACCTCCTCGTCAGGGGGGAAAACAGGATCGCCCAGAGTGTAGGTGATAGTGCTTTCAGGAAGGTCCCAATCGAGCGCGACCATGTAGCGCCCACCGGCCTCATCGCTCACGCCCTCCCCGACATCTACTTCCGCAACAAACTGCGCGTTGGAGGTCCCCAGACCTAGCTGCTGGGCAGTCTCGAACGGGTACAGCCCGTCCGAAGGGATCTTGTCGTCGATGGGAGGGTGACCGCTGGTGGACTCCTGAAGAAGAATCTGACGATAGGGAAAAGGAGCCGTCCCACTACCGACAGCGAACACCCCCATGTTGGTGGCGTTGTAAGGCATCCGCTCGACGTTCCACGCGGCAAAGCCCTTGTCAGCCATGCTGGGCACAGAGAGGTCGGGCACCCACGGGAACCCATCGGGCCACGGGTACGGGAACGTCCCCGCCAGGCTGTTGTCTGCCAGCGCGGCAGGCTGAGCCGGGGCGGAAAGGTCGTCCGCCGTAGTAGGCGCTGGAGCACCACCGGAATGCGCGAGCTGAAAGGCCGCGATGACTCTGCCCGCACCGTATGCATGCGGGAAATTCTTATTCGATGAATTGGCCATCGAGGCTCCTCAGTACAGCTCGGCCCACCCCTCTCGGAAAGAGGGGAGGGCCTCAGTGGGACGAGATCACGGAACGACAGGCGGCAGCGTGATGTTGCAGTTCCAGCCCGGCGCGCTGCAGCCCATCTGGGCGTAGAAACCCGTTCGGACCTGCACGCTGTCACTGTCAGCATTTCTCAAAATTCGCATCCCATCGGTCATCAGAATTTTTGGAGCCATACCCAAGGAGTAGAGCTTCCAAGTGTCCATCTGAAGCAGATAGGCGCGTGATACCGGGCAGTTGGGGTCAGCGACAACGCTGACTGCACCGCTCGGTGTGTGGACTCGGACAGCCTCGAAGAAGACGTCCGCAACGTCGCTCGAACGCATCAGGTCGTAGACGACCTTGGAGCCGAGAGACTTGATGAGATCAGCGTAGGTGACCGGGTTGACGAAGCAGATGTCCGGTCGACCGCCCTCACGGAAGAGCAACGCAGAAGCGCTGATGAGCGCTTCCTCGATGGTCATGCCGCTGCCGTTGTATCGGACCCCTGCTAAGCGCGTGGGATCGACCTCACGCTGTACTCCGAATAGCGCTGGGTCACCAGCGACCGGAGCAACGTCAGGAAGCCAGCCGCCCAAGCCGGTGACCTTCGAGCGAGTCGACGTATCGTCGCCCCACTGGAAGAGGAACTCGCCCACGGCCGGAACCAAGGGCGATGGCGGGTTCGCCGGGAAGGAGAAGCCCGGTGCCGCCGGGTCGATGGTGAGGACACCCGTGTCGCGGTTGACGGCGACAATCGCGCCCAAGCCCTTGGCGGTAGCCGGAAGGCCGCCAGGGACGTTGGAGGTGAGTGCCATGCCAACCTCGAAGCGAACCACGTCCGCCGGTTCAGCGAGGGTGATGTCGTACTGAGCCGGTGGAACAGGAGGCGCTGGGTTGAGCGCTCCGATGGTTCCACGATTGCCGAAACCAGTGCCGTACATGCTGCCAGCGAGGTCCTGAGTCACGGCACGAAGGATGCCGTCAATCTCGGAGCTTGCTGCCTGCATGAATGCATTGGCGTCACCGACTGAAGCCTCGAGGACCTCGTTGCCGATGCTGGCAATACCGTAGTTCCGCACGCGGGTCAGAACGAACTCGGTGTAGTTACCGGCCGTCTGAAGACCCAGGGCGTCCTGGAAGTTCTGCGACCGACCTTCCGGCACGCCGAACTGAACGGGGATGGGCAGGTTGCGGCCACCGAACGCCTCGTACTTCGGGATCGCAGCGAGGAATGGATTGTTCTTGTAGACGAGATTTTTGACCCGCAAATCGGTGTAATGCACCTTCAATGCGGCGTCAAAACTCTGCATATTCAATGCGGTCATGACTCAGTTCTCCTGTGAAATCGGGGACATCAGCCGTCCCATGTCAGTAGCCGCGCAGCATCCAGCAGCGAGCTTTCACGATTCAGATTGGGATCTGTAATCGTGGGCCTCTGCGTAGCGTCTGCTGCGTGACGGTTGGTTAGTGTCGTGCCGCTGGGACCAGGCGTGGGAGCCTGCACCGGGAGCACATCGCGAAGCTCGTCGCGCAGCTTTGTCCTGGTGGACTCAGCCGCAGCCAGCTTCTTTACCAAACCAGACAAGTAGGCTTCCACTTCACTGCAAGCCTGCGATTCACTGATCACCTCGCCGGTCGCCTGATGCCGAGTGTTCATCAACTGCCAGACCATGTCGGTCGCTCCCGCTTCTCTCACCAGCGGGAAGTCCTCCGTGGTCTGAACGTACTGCTCGACGCCAGACTTCGCCTCTCTCACCGCAGCGGCCATCTTCGCTTCGTGGGCCTCTTTCTTCTGCGCTTCGAGCTGCTGTCTAAGTTCGGCCATTTCTGACCTAAGCTGCGGCGTAGGGTCGGGTCGGCCCTGCGTCTCCAGTCGCTCCTGCAAGTCATCGCGTGTAACACCCTGCTCGCGCAAGAATCGGAGAGGCTCGCGCTTTGCCATCTCACGCATACGCAGAGCTTCCTGCGTTTCGTAGGTGGCTGCCTTCGCCTGTTCCTGTGCCTGTCGAGCCGCCTTTTCCTGATCGACTAAGGCCCGCAGAGCGGTAGCCGCGTGATCAGAATGGACGTACTGCGGGTCACTGGGTTGAACCTCATCACCTTTGTTATCTTCACTCATGGTTCCTCGTTACACGGGCATGTTGCCTCCCTCTGGCGTCATAGCCAGAGGGTTTGCCCCGGTCGGACCAGCCGCCGGGGGAGCACCAGGGATCATAGCACCTTGCTGGTTGGCCAGGCGCTGCTGGTTGGCCTGCTCCAGGTAGAGGTGCGTCTGCGTCAGGTACTGGCGCAGCATCTGCAGCCGGTCTGACGGTACGTTGTTTTGCTCGGCGGTCTGGATGGCCGCCTGGACCTTGCGCAGCGCCAGCGCGTGGTCCTGATAGGGATGCGGCGGCATGTAGCGCCCGTCATCGAGAATGAACTCGATGTTGCGATCTATCAGCTCGCTTGTAGCCCTATCAAGGGACATCTTGGATTCGAGGTCGGGGAAGTCCAGAAGCTGCTTGGCTTCCTCGGGCGGAATCAGCCCGCCGTTGAGAAGCTCTTGGACCATCGCCAGCCGCCCACTGGGGGTGTGCGGCAGGCTCGAAGCAGGGAACACCTTCAACACGTAGTCGTCGGCCTCCATGTTGATGTCCGAGAAGTCCAAGACCTCGATGGTGTTCTTGTCGCGCTCCAACGTCACGGAGTACGCGTTGTCCTCGGCGTAGATGTCCTGTCCAAGGTTGACGATCTGCTTCGCTGCGGTGGTGAACATCGCCTCGTACTGACGGCTGATGGTCGTGAAGCGCAGCGCTTCGATGTCCTGGTACTCACGGAGCGCCACGCCAGAGTCCAGCCCCGATGGCTTCTGACCCGTACTAGACAGTTGGCTAACTCCGGTGATCTCGAAGGCGCGCTGGTAGAGCCGCTCAAGGTGCTCGAAGATCTCGCGGTTCAGGCTCGGCGGGGTAGCCACGATAGGTGCCTGCCCCGTATAGGGAATGATCGTCCCCATTTCATTATTGAAGAATGATTTACGTACCTTAGAGCCTGCTTCGACGTAGATGCGAGGGGTCGAGATCAGGTGGAACGCCTTCTGGATCTTAAGAAGGAGACGGTTGATCTCCAACTGTATGCCAAGAATGTCCTCTGTTACCCCCTGCCCCCAGTAGCCCAGAAGCCGCTCCGTCCAGCGGACAAAGCAGAAGGGGAAGTACCCTCGCGTCCACTGCTCGTCGAGGAGCGTTCCGTTAGTAATGCAGATCACATGCCGTCCGTCCCCTGAATCCTTGGAGGAGGGCAGGTGCCAGGCTTCGACGACTTCGAGCTGGTCAACCAGCGAGTCTACGCCGTAGTCCTGTGTGTTCGTAGTCCTGTTCGCCTCCCTTATCATCCCCGCTTTGTCGGGGAACATGTCGCACAACACGGCGCGATCGATGAACTTCCGCTGATACAGGTTTCTCGGTTCGCCATAAAATCCGTCCGCCGGATTGACGAAGACTTCCCCAGGGAACACCCGCTCCAGCGTGATGTCCTGCCCGTGCCGGTAGACCTTCAGAACGCCTGTACCCAGCACGGCCGCATCGAGCAGAACTCGCGGCGCAAGGTCGTACATGTGAGCCGCGTAGAACGCGTGGTCCACGAAGCGCTCCATGAGCCTGGCCTTGCGCTTCAGCGACCAGTTACCACCGTGGGTCAGGAATCGTGGCCTCGGCTGGGACCTGGAGAGCCTGCTGACTGCCGTGTCACAACACGCCTTTACCACGTTCATGGTGACCCGATCTTGGGACATGACTTGGTTGTGCGTGTAGGGGGCGAAGCCGTAGAGATCCCGGTTGCCGTACATGCGCACATACCGCATGTAGTCAGCTCGACGAGTGGTGTCGGCAGCAGTGATCTCCTGCACGGCCATTACCACATCGTTGTAGGGCTCTTGTTGAGTCCACCACTGCAGCGCTATGGCTTCGGGATAATCCATTAGTTACCTGCCGAGTAGAATAGCAGATCGTCTGGGTCCTCGGAATCTTCCGCCCCCTCTGGGGCATCCACGCGGACATCGCCCGACATGTCCAGCATGACGTCGCCCAGTTTGAGCTGGACGACGCCAAGCTGTCGCAGCCTGGAGACAAGCAGCACCAGCGAGTCTGCGTCAGGGATCAGGTGGGCTCCACTTGTGCCGCTATCTCGTCCCGCTCCCACCACGGAGTCTCGCTCTCCTCCAGGTCGTAGAACTTCTGATCGAGATTCTTCTCCAGCCGCTTGATCTCGATCTCCTCCATTTCGTCCTCCTGAACCTTGAACCATTCGGCCGACCCCTTTTCTGGCCCTTCCTCGATGTGCTCCATTAGATACTGGTGACAGTACCTCCATGCGTACAGAAGGGCATCGCACACATGATCATCGTAACGACGCTTATCGGGGAGCTTGCGCTGTTCATCCCACTGGAGGATGGAGATCTCTTCGAGAAGATCCCTATTTCTCTCCCGGCTTACCTCGACAATCCCACGCGTAAGGTCACCGTTGAGCAGCTCGATGTACGCTCGTTTCTTCGTCTTTTCCGCTTCAACAAGGGAAAGACCGAATCGCTTACGCGCTTCCTCGACATAGCCCTTGCCGATTCCCCCGGTGTCGACCACGACGACGTCGAGGCCGTATTCTTCCTGGGCTTCGGCGATCAGTTCAGCCACTTCGCTGGGGATAAGACTCGCCTTCTTGAAACTTTCCAAGACAACGCAGCGCCCCTGGCTCTCGGAGTAGGCGAGGATGCAGAAGGCGGATGAGTCGACGTATCCGATGTCGACTCCCATGACCGTGAACCACTCGTCGTCCCCTGGGTCGAACTCCTCGATGACGGGGACATGCTTGTATACGAGGCTGTCGAGATCTTTGATCCAGACGCCTTTGTACTCCCGCAGGTACGTCGGCGTGTCTTCCTTCCATCCGTACTTGTCGCGCCTCTCCGCGAGCCACTCGGCGGCTTTGGGAAGGTGAGGGTTATCCAGTAGAGTCCAGTTATGAACGCTCCAACCACTATCCGGCCTAGTCGCTTCATAGAAGTACCCCGTACAGGTCGCGTTGGGAGTCCCGGTCAGCGTGATAGTTCCGTCATAATCGAGCACTGCAGGCTCGATTATGTCGGCGATCATTTGGGCTAGGAATGGGCGAAAACTCTGCGCCTCATCGATAATCACCAGCGGGTATTTGGGACCGCGAAGGCGCTCGATCTCGCTCTCGTCGTTCGCACCGCAGAGGAAGATCTGACTGCCATTGGGGAGCGTGGCAGTCAGCTCGTTGTGGTTGAAGCGGAGCCCCAGGCCGATGCTGCGGTTGAGGCTCTGGAACACGGGCCAGACGATGCGCTTAGCCTGCTGCCTGGTCAGCGTTATCACCGGCACCAGCGCGTCCGGGTACTGCATCGCTGTCTTCAGCGCCAGCAGGCTTATCCCGTAGCTCTTTCCCGCTCGACGACTGCACACCGCCGCCTTTAGCTTGCTTTCGTCTTCGACGAACTTTCTTTGCGGGCCGAATAGGAGTCTCTCGAACTGTAGCTCCTCCATACGGCGAAGGCGGGTCCCCGCTTCCTGCAACACTCGGCGCGCTTGTTTTGAGTCCATCCTCATATTGGATCCTCACCACCCTGGAGAACGGGACGTAGAACGTCTCGCGGTGGAACGTCTCGAAGCCCACCTCGTCGCCCGTCCTAAAGATTGACACGACCTGCTGGCCGGAGACGAGCTGCTGCAGGCTGGAGCGACCGTTGACCGGCACGTAGGCGTCAAACAGCACCTGAACCACCTTTCTACTTTCCACGCTTCACCTCACCGAAAAGCAGGTACGGGTTGTAGACCCATCCCATCTTGTGCATGTCGAGCTTGCGCCACGCGTCCGTCGAGTGGGTATGAAACCTCGGACGGTCGTCCTCGCTGCTCAGCACACGCTCCATCATCGAGCGCATGATCCGGTGGCCGCGCACCGAGTTCTTCACGTAGACGTAGTGAAGTACGAAGGCCTCGTCGAGAAGCTCACAGTGCATCCAGCCCAGGATATGGTCGGGGTCGGACGAGTCACACGCCACCACCACAACCCCTCGAGGGAGGATGCGCTCAAGCACGGAATGGTGCTGGGCGTAGTAGATGTCGTTGGGCACATGCTTGGTCATCGCCCCGCCGTGACGGTAG